CGGCAACGTCGGGATTGGTACGAGTTCGCCAACGACAAAGCTTCAGATTGGCGATATTAGCGCGACAGACGCAACCTTCCAAGGCCGGATTAAACTAGAAGACACCTCTGCATCGCTTCAGGCTGTTGGGGGTTTAGAGTACGTAACGTCCTCATTTGGCGCTGGGTATGGCTGGAAAATTAACTCCATTGATAGTTCTGGTGTCCATCTTGCTTTCGGCACGCGGCAGAGCTCGGCAACGTGGACGGAGATGATGCGCATCGACGCTACCGGCAGCGTCGGTATCGGAACGACTACGCCAGAATACAGACTTCAAGTCGTTGGCGGCTACACCGGAATTGGCGCATTTAACACACCAACTTTGGCACCATCGTCTAACTCAGGCGGTGCGGTGTTTTCTTGGAACAGGTCTGTCGGCGGCGCGGAAACTAGCATCACCAACCCCTTCAACAGTGCAACTTCAAGTTTTGAGTTTCTTCAAAAGACGGGCGCGAGTACGGCCAACATCTTGTACCAAATGGCGTCAACGTCCCACATCTTTTACATCTCCAATACCGAAAAGATGCGTATCAACAGCAGCGGCAACGTCGGGATTGGAACAAGCACAGGAACCTATCAGCTACAGGTCACGGGAACAGGCCAAGAAACCGCTAACCTGACCGATGCAGGCCTTAAGGGCGCGTCGCTCTACCTTCAAGCCACTGCCGTTGCGGGCGGTTCAGGTGGCGCGGTTCTGTTCGGCACTACTTTTAGCAACCAAACACCGTTTGCGGCCATCAAAGGCTTTGTGACTAACGGAACCACCAACACCATTGGCTCTTTGCGCTTTAGCACTCGAGACGCCATAGCGGACACCGCGCTTACCGAGCGCATGATAATCGACAGCAGCGGCGATGCCGTATTTGCGGCTGTTTATGCTCCTACCAGTACCCTCTCCATCGGCTATCGCGGCATCCCGCAGGCTGCATCCGTCACGACCAACCGTACCCTTGTCCTGACCGACGCGGGGCAGCACGTCTATCTAACCGGATCAACAGCATCTCAGTCCGTCACGATCCCTGCCAACAGCTCTGTGGCCTTCCCTATCGGTACTACCGTCAGCATCGTATGCGACAGCACGGTCAACTGGTCTGTGGCGATCACCACCGACACCCTGCAATTGGCTGGCGGCACGACCACGGGCACCCGTACCTTGACCCCCGGCGCTGTTGCTACCTGCGTTAAGGTCACAGCCACCAAGTGGTTTATTAGCGGCGCAGGGGTCTCGTAATGAGCGGCGTGGGCATGATGCTTCTAGGGGCTGGCGGGGCAAAGGTCACCCTGACGGACCTTAGCGTAAATGCAATCCTTACCGCCTCTCCAGCAACGGCTGGCTATCAACTGAACACCAACGGCAAGGTCTACTCGCGTGAAAATGCCACCTATTTTGAATATGAAAACTGGGTCATGCCAAACTCGGCAGCCTCAGGGTTTGAGGCTTTGGCCACAATCGTGTCTGGAACACTGACGGCAGGGTCTAGTGCCACGGGGTCTTGGTTGGCCCTAAGCTCGACACGAGAATGGTTCATCACCACGCTAAACCCTCCGTACACAAAAAATACTGACATTACGGTTCAAATACGACAAATCGGAACTGCTACTACCTTAGCCACTTCAAACGTCACGCTTTCCGCTGACGGCTCACCGTAAGGAACACAAAATGCCCGTCACCTACACTTGGAACGTCGCTCAAATGGACTGCTACCCTGAAGCCGATGGCGAGACGGATGTGGTCTTCACTGTCCATTGGACGATCAGCGCCACGGACGGCACTTACACCTCAGGCGCTTACGGCACCGTGGGTGTTACCGTCGATCCTGCTGAGCCCTTTACCCCCTATGCCGATCTGACCCTTGATCAAGTGGTTGGTTGGGTTCAGAGCGCCATGGGTGAGGAGAAGGTTGCTGAGTTAGAGGTCGCTCTTGCTGATAACATTGCAGCTCAAGCCAACCCACCTGTAGTTACTCCACCTCTGCCTTGGGGCTAACATGGCTTTTATCAAGCTGCAGTTTAAACCGGGTATAAACCGGGACCAGACCAACTACTCTAACGAGGGTGGTTGGTGGGACGGCAACCGTATTCGGTTTCGTTCTGGGTACCCCCAAAAGATCGGGGGCTGGGCTAAAGCTGCTACTTCGCAGTTCTATGGCGTGTGTCGTCAGTTCTGGAACTGGATAACGACCTATTCGGATAACTTCGTAGCCCTAGGAACTAACAACAAGCTCTACATCAATGCGGGTGGAGAGTTCTATGACATCACTCCGCTGCGAGCTACAAACCCTACCCTAGGCTCTACGATCACGGACAACTGCGTACAGACGTTTAATGGCTTGACTACGGTGACCTTGAACCTCGGCGGCGCTACAGACCCCAACTGCGTTATAGGGTCCTTTGTGACTGTACGAGGCGTGACTGGCACGGTAGGGGGCATCCCTAATAGCGAGATCAACGCCAACCAGATCGTTACAGCGGTGGGCGCTACGTCGCTCTCCTTCGTTGTGACAACCACTGCTACCTCTAATGTGGCCGCTGGTGGTGGTACGGCTATTTTCATCGACTTTGAGATTGCCCCCGGCAATACGGTTTCTACGAGCGGCTACGGCTGGGGTGTGAGTACTTGGGGCCGGGGCACGTGGGGGTCTGGTTCTCCCACACCGCTCTTTACCCTACAGCGTGATTGGTTCTTCGATAACCTTGACAACGATCTCGTCATGAACATCCGCGAGGGTGTGCCCTACTATTGGGCTCGAGGTGCGGCTGCAAACCTTACTACGGCCTTGGCTACTCGCGCCATTACCCTTGCTGCCTATGCGACGAGTGAAGGGTACCCAAGCGCCGCAGTACCTGTGGAAGTTATGCAGCTGCTTGTCTCGCAGCAGGATCGCCACGTCCTCGCCTTCGGCGCTGTACCCTTCGGCAGCACTAACCCCGACGACTTTGATCCCCTGCTTATCCGTTGGTGCAGCCAAGGCTCGCCGGGGGAGTGGACCCCTACCGTGACTAACTCTGCGGGCTTTATCCGAGTCTCGCGTGGCTCTACCATCGTTCAAGCACTGCCAACACGTCAGGAAATCCTTGTCTTCACGGACACACACCTCTTTGCCCTGCAGTTCCTCGGCACGACTGACGTGTTCGGTCTACAAGAGTACGCCGACAATATCTCTATCATCTCGCCTCGGGCGGCTGTCTCGGCTGCTAACATCACCTACTGGATGGGTAAGGGTAAGTTCTACGCCTACACAGGTCGCGTGGAGACGCTCGCTTGTACGCTGCGAAACCATGTGTTTGAGAACCTAAACCTCGACCAAGCTGGGCAAATCGTGTCTGGCACCAACGAGCAGTGGAACGAGGTCTGGTGGTTCTACCCCAGCGCCGACTCCAACTGGAACAACAAATATGTTATCTATAATCACCTTGAGCGCCTTTGGTACTATGGTGATATGGAGCGCACAGCATGGTTGGACTCCTCGTTGCAGCAATTCCCCCTCGCTGCTGATACCAACGAAGGTGCAGTAAAGGGCTATATATATTTCCATGAGGATGGTGTGGACGACGACGGCGTACCGATGGAAGCCTTTATCCTGTCCAACGATTTTGACATTGGTGATGGCGATAACTTCATGTTGACCAGCCGCCTAATCCCAGACGTGAATTTTAGTGGTTCAACGGTCAGTACGTCACCAACCGCAACGGTCACGATTTACCCACGGAACTTCCCCGGGCAGAGCTATAATTCGAACATGACCGAGACTAAATCCGTAATCGGTAACTCGGCCAACGTCGACGAGTACACCAATCAAGTCTTCATGCGCTCCCGTGCGCGTCAGATGGCCTTTAAAATTCAGTCTGCAAACCTTGGGACGCAGTGGCAGCTTGGTGCGCCACGACTTGACGCTAAGCAGGACGGTCGACGCTAGTGGCCCTCGATAGGTTCCGCGCAGCTCCTCTACCCAATCCGCCGCTGGAATATGACCCCCAGTACGTGCGGCAAATGATCCGTGTGATCGAGTCCTATTTCTCTCAGCTCGACTCCAACACCCCTAACAACGCGCAGAAGTACACGGCGGACACGTTCAATGGTATACTCGCGACTAAGAACGTAACGACCGTGGAGAAGAACGCTCTAACCCCCGCTGCAGGCTGGGTGGTTTTCGACACGACATTAGGCAAACTTTGTGTCTATTCTGGTAGCGCTTGGCAAACTATAACCTCGGTATAATTCTCACACTAAGGATCGTTCGCTATGGATGGTACTCCAAACCTCGATGCCCCCATGGCAAACGCTGTGTCGCCTATGGCGCAACAGCTGCAGAACTTTGGGCGTAACAACGATACTCAGCTCGTCCACATGACCCCCGGTGAGGTTGGTGGCCTGCAGGCTCTTGCGCGAGCCCATGGCGGCTCTTTGACGATCAACCCTGACACAGGCCTCCCAGAGGCGGGCTTCCTTGAGAGTATCTTGCCTACAATTCTTGGTGGTTTGCTGACACTGACGGGGGTTGGTGCCCCTCTTGCAGCCTTGATGGTTGGCGGCGGTGCAACGATTGCAAGCGGCGGGGACTTAAAAAAGGGTCTTATGGCTGGCCTCGGCGCGTTCGGTGGCGCTTCGTTGGCTGCTGGTCTTGGGGCCGGTGCTGCTAGTGCCGCTACACTTCCCGGTTCTACTGTGGCTACTACGCTATCCCCTGCAGTTACTGCAGGAGGGATAGCAGCTCCAGCAGCCATGCTTCCCTCAGCTGCTACGGGTACTGTTGCTGGTTCTCAAATCTCTCAAGCTGCACAGGCAGCTGGCGCTGCTATGCAGGCACCTAGCTTTATCCCCGCTTCCGCTGTGAACGCCGCCACTACTGCGGGGGGGATGGCCCCCTCAACACTTGCTGGTTTAGCCGCCCCAAGTGCTACGGGTGCCTTAGCAAGTGCGGTAAACCCTGCGGCCAACGCTGCAGAGATGGCCCTTCGGATGGGCACACCTGCGGCAAAAGCCGGATTAAAGGCGAGCTTAAACCTACGTAACCCCATGATCTCCGAGATGCTAGGCCCTGACCTTGGGGGTAAGGTGGCTACGTTTGGGGATAAGTTTGCTAATGCTGCGGGTCAGAACTTCGCGGGTACCGCGACTAACCCTTCTTTGATGCGTACAGCTACCGCAGCTATGGGCGTGGCCAACCCTATCCTCTCGTCCATGGCACCTGAGTACGAGGCCTACAAGCCCCCTGAGAGCAAGTACAAGTACGAAGGTCCCTACAAGCCTCAGGACCGCAAGGTGCGGTTCCCCACGAGCACGCCTACTGACCGCGAGTTCAACTATTTTGAGGACAGCAACCCTTACCCCGGCTATCTGCCCTCGACGGGCGAGATGCCCGAGGGCTTCGCTGATGGTGGTAGCGCTGGTCCTGTCTTTAACCAGACGACTGGTGGTATCGAGCCGGGATATATGCCTCAGGCTGCTCCTCAGGCTGCTATGAACCCAGCTCAGTTTTCTGCGGTTCAATCTTCTCCTGCTGCTGGCCTCTACAGTACTACCCAGATGCAGACCTCTCCTCAACAGCTATCAGGCATACAAGAAGCTCGTGCGGGTCTACCCAGCATGCAGGACTTCTTAGGGTCAATGAAGCAGGCTCCCGTTGCGGGGCCTATGACGTTTGAACCATTTAAGACGGAAAAACAAACCGTTGATGCTGCTAACGCTAGAGCTGCCGCCGAAAAGGCTGCCGCCACTGCCGCAGCTAAGGCCAAGGCTGACGCCGATGCCGCAGCTAGGGGGACTAAAACCACGACACCCACACCTACAACTCGGCCTTTAACTCAGCCTTTAACTCAGCCTATGCCTGAGACTTTTGGTGGACTTGGCGGACTTGGCGGCTTTACCGGTGGCTTTGGCGGTAACGGTGGACGTCCCGATAGCGGCATGGATACAGGTGGTTTTGGTGGCTTCGACGGTAACGGCGAGCCTAACTACGTTGATGACAGCGTTTACGGCAATGACCGCGTTCGCAACGATGACTACGGATTTACCTACGATGATAACGGGCTTCCTACAGGTGGGTTCTCCACATATGGAGGCGGTTTTACTGGTAATTTCACAGACGGTACGGGCGGCGATTTTAACTACGGCGACGACAGCTTTCGCGTCGACGAGACAGGCATGCCGGGTGATGATATACAAACATTTCCAGCCTACGACCCTAATCAAGAAATCCAGTTGGACCCAAACGTCGACTATACGGGCGGTATGGACCTAGGCGGAATGGACTTCAGCAACATCGGCGGCTTAGGCGGCTCGTATGGCGGCAACTATGAAGGCTACGATACGGGTCAAGATTTTGTCAACAACATGGACCTCAGTGGGCTAGATAGCTACAGCCCCGAGCAGTACCAAGCAGATATGGCTGTGGGTAACTACGGCGGTAGCGACATCAACGGAAACCCCTTTGGCGGTGGCTCCGACGACAGCTACGCTCCCTCTGAATTCCAACCAACCCCAGCCTACGACCCCAACTTAAACTACGGCGGTGACTTTGGCGGTGACTTTGGCGGTGACTTTGGCGGTGACTTTGGCGGTGACTTTGGCGGTGACTTCCAGCCTACTAACACCTTCGACTACGGCAACTTCTCTCCCGCTGACTTTGGTGGTGCAGGTAACGACGTCTATTCCCAGTCCGACTATGGCAACTTCCAACCCGGCTCTGACATGAGCTACAACGGGGTGGACTACGGCGGGTTCTCGCCTTCCGACTACGGCGGTATGGGTAACGACCTAAGCTACAACGCGGTGGACTACGGCGGGTTCTCGCCTTCTGACTACGGTATGGACTACAGCGGTATGGGCTTTGACGGGATTGGCAACGATTACAGCTTCGATCAAGGAGACCGTGGGTTCTACGCTAAGGGTGGTCAGGTTCCCCTCGAGGACGGTGCATTCATTGTTGATGCCCGCACAGTGTCAGAGCTTGGCAACGGTAGCAGCCGTGCAGGACAAGACATGCTGGCTAAGTACGGCGGTAAAACACTCCGTGGTCCCGGCGATGGCGTCAGCGACTCGATCCGTGCCAACATTGGCGGCAAGCAGGCTGCGCGTGTAGCTCGCGACGAAGTGAAGTTTTCTCCCCAAGCAGTGGCTAAGATTGGTGGCGGTAGCCTACACAAAGGCACCAAGAAGCTGTACGCTATGATGGATCGGGCGCAAAAAGCCCGCCAATCTGCCCAACGTGGACAAAACACGGGGCTGCAAGGGATACTCAGCAGATGATTGCAGACACCAAAGACATCGAAAGCACCGAAGCCGCCGTAGAGGACATTCAAGTCTCTTTAGTCCCCAAGGAATATATAGCTGGGGTGTGGCCTGAGGTTAAAGACTATATCGCTGCCGCTGCGGCACAGACAGATGGTCGATACCAAGCGGATGATGTATACGAGCTACTGATGGTGAATAACTACCTGTTATGGGTAGCCTTCACAGCGGAGAAAATGCACGGTGCTGCGGTAACGTGCTTCCTAGAATACCCCGGCAAGAAAGCACTGCACGTGATGTTTCTTGGAGGTATTGGGTTTAAGACGTGGAAGACTGAGATCATACAAGTCCTGCAAGACTTTGCACGGGATAGCGATTGCGCCGTACTCGAGACCTCCGGTAAGTTTAAATGGGAGGATAGCTGGGGCCGCATCTTTAAGGATGACGGCTTTAGGCCGTTGTGGCAAACGTACGAAATACCCATACTAAAACAGGGTTAGGGGTTACATATGTCTTCTGGCGGCAGTTCAGCACCTACACAGCAGAACGTTACTTCGACCACGAGTAACCTGCCGGAGTACGCACAACCGTACTTTATGAACCTGTTGAACCGGGCTCAGGCTGAGTCCTATAAGAAATATACGCCGTATGAAGGCCAGCAGGTAGCAGGGTTTAATCCAGCTCAGCAGCAGGTCCAAGGCGAGACCATGGGCATGCGGACCCCCGGCCAGTTCGGGGGTGCTACCCAACTCGCAGGTGCTGCGGGGCTCGGAGCCCTTAGTGCGGGGCAATATAACCCCAGCCAATTCCAGTCGCAGCAGATCGGGCTACCTCAGCTCCAGCAGTACAGTATGTCTGGACCACAGCAGGTGCAGGCAACCCAGCAAACCGCAGGGATGATGGGCGCACCTCAGCAGGTGCAAGGTGGCCTAGGTGCAGCTGCGCAGATGAACGCAGCCCAAACGGGCTTTAACCCCCAGCTGCAGAACTTTAACGTCAGCGGGCCTCAAGCCTTTGGTATGGAGCAGGCGCAGCAGTATATGTCGCCTTACACTCAGAACGTCGTCGACGTTCAAAAGGGTGAAGCCATCCGCGATGCTCAAAAGGGGCAACTTGCTCAGGACCTCGGCGCAGCGCGTCAGGGTACCTACGGAGGGGCACGTCAACTACTCGCTATGACGGAGCGCGAACGCAACCTCGGTAGCCAGCTTGGGCAAATTCAAGCCACGGGCCAGCAGGCTGCCTACGCTAACGCTCAACAGCAGTTCGGTGCAGACCGCGCAGCGCAAATGCAGGCTCAGCTCGCTAACCAGCAGGCTGGCCTTGGTGTGCAGCAGCTCGGCACCCAGACTGGGATGCAGACCGCACTGGCGAACCTCTCGTCGGAGCAGCAGGCCAACGTGCAGAACTTGGCGGCTCAGCTTCAGACCCAAGGCTTAAACCAGCAGCAGGCCATGCAGGCTGCCCTGTCTAACCAACAGGCTGGGCTGACCACGGGTCAAGCTAACCTCAGCGCCTATCAGCAGACTCAAGGGTTAAACGCACAGCAGCAGATGCAGGCTGCGTTGGCAAATCAGCAGGCAGGGCTGACCACGGGTCAAGCTAACCTCGGTGCGGCTCAGCAGACCCAACAACTAGGCGCACAGACCGGTCTGCAGGCACTTCAAGCTAACCAAGCCTCTAACATGCAGGCTCAGCAACAGGCTGAACAGTCTCGACAGTTTGGGGCAAACCTTGGGCTGCAGGGTCTGTCTCAGGCGAACCAAGCCGCTTCCAACCTCGGTAATCTTGGTTCACAGCAGCAGCAGAGCGACCTGCAGCGTCTCAATGCGCAGAACGCCGTGGGTAGCCAACAGCAGCAGCTTCAGCAGCAGTATGCTACGAACGCCTATAACAACTTCTTGGCACAGCGTGACTATCAGACCTCTCAGCTGGGATACTACAGCAACATGCTGCGCGGCCTGCCAACTTCGCCTAACACCATCACCTCGTCCTCAAGCCCAGCGCCATCATTCGCGGCACAGCTGGGTGGCGCGGGTCTTGGTGCGGCGTCCGTCTACAACCTTGCTAAGGGTTAAAGCATGTCAGTTTCCGGAGCTAAGCCGTTCAGCCTGCAAGCGCCTGAGGCAATTGCAAAGCAGTACCAAGGCAACAAGCAAAAGATCGCTCAGGCGGTCCAGCTCGGCTTGGTTGACGCTACGGCTGGCACGCTAGCGGGTATGTTTATTGATCGTATGCGGGCAGCCGCCATGCAAGAGCAGGGGCCTCCGCAGACTGTTGCGCAGCAGGTTTTGGGGTCTAATCCTCCTGCGCCACCTCCCGGTGGACCACCCATGGCACCTATGGCGGGGGGCGCTCCTCCTCCCCCTATGCCTATGCCTATGCCTCAAGGAGCGCCGCCCGCCAATTCGGCTGCTCCTATGGGTGGTCCTCCGGTGCAGGCCGCTGAAGGTGGTCTAATGGCTCTTCCTGTTCCTGACACCATGTTTGATGAGCCTGAGGACACATCTATGGCCCGTGGCGGTCTCGTGGCGTTTGCTGGGTCTGGTAGCACCAATGCCCCTCTTGATGCTGCGAGTAGGGATGAGGAGGAAGAAGAAATCCCCTTCATTGACCGAACTATTATATATGATTTCCTTAATAAAAAATCCCCCCAAGGGGTTGCTCGAGATGCCGCCGCCGCTAAAGCTAAAGCTAATGTACCTAATGCACTTAAAGCCATCGCTGAGAATACACGCGCTCCAGCACCCTCTTTTGCGGCTCTGACAGCAGCAGTTGGCACCATAGACCTACGTAATAACCCTAATGGTCGTAGGCCTAAGCCCGGAGAGATATATATCTCGACGGATGGTCGTACCTATAAGCAGCCTGCTGCTGAGGCTCCTCCTGCACCTCGCACAAACGCTCCACGTACTGGAGGGGGGTTGCCCTCACTGATCTCAAATAAGTCAGATAAGGCAGCTGCAGACAAAGCGGCAGCTACACCGCCAACAGCCCCTACTACGGTAGCGGAAGACCTGAAGATGATCCAAGGCCTCATGCAGGACCCTGAGACCAAGGCGTACATGGAGGGCCAAACAGCTCGTCTGGCTAAACAGAAGAAGGAAGATGTCTGGAGCACACTTGCCCAGATCGGCTTTGGCATGGCTGCTTCTAAGAGCCCCACACTGCTTGGTGCCATTGGTGAGGCTGGCACTGCCGCCCTTCCTACCGCGCAGAAGGCTATACAAGCTCGCCGTGCCGCTGAGGCGGACTTCGCTAAGCAGCGCATGGAGCAGCGTGGCCGAGACGTCACGACCGCCCTTGGGTATAACCAGAACGCCGAGCAGGTTAGCCTCAAGCGCGAAGAGATGAGCCAGAAGGAGCGTCAGTTCGAAGCCCAGCTTCAACAGGCGTACGAGTTGGCTGAGATGAGTCGTGCTACAACTATGGGGGCCGCACGTCTTAACGTGGAGGCAGCAAACAAGCGTGAGACCGATTTTAAGTTCGCCGTCAGGTCGCTCGCCGTTAACCTGCTTAAAAGCGACCCGCAGAAGTACCCCACCATGGAGGCTGCGCTAGCCGAAGCAGTCACACAGTACATAGCGCCAAAGCAACAAGGCCAAAGTCTCGCAGAAGCGATGGGGGAAGATGGCGGTGGTCGTGGTAGGTCTGCTATACCAGCTGGGGCAGTCCAAAAAATAGGTTAAGGTACGTTATGGCGCAAACTAACACCTATCGCGTTAAGGTTGGCGGCAGCACGTATCAAGTGCAGGCTCCTGATGAGCAGACCGCTTGGGATTGGGCTAGTCAGACCCATAAAGAAACCCAAGACGCACGTCCCGGTCTCTTTGGCTCCTTCATGGAGTCCGCAACGACGATCCCGCGCATGGGCACTCAGGCTGCGGCCTTTGCAGCTGACCCTAACGAGGAGAACCGTCTTGCATTGCTCAAGGCTGGTGAGACCAAGTATCAGCCTGTCGGCGGGTTCCGTAAGGAGAACACCCTCGGTGAGAACATTGAAGCGGCTAAGGAGCTCATCGGTGGTTCCGTGGGTCAGGCTGTTGCTCCTGCTATCGTAGGTACAGGCGCTGCAATAGCCGGTGCTCCCTTAGGCGGTGTTGGTGCTTTCGTCGCGGGTCCTACGGCGGGCTATGCTACGAACACAGCTCAGTACACAATTCAGAACCTCTATCGTCAGGCTCAGGAACAGCAGGACGCCATTGATGCAGGCAAAGCCCCTAACCATGCCGCAGTAGGTAAAGCCTTTGTCGCTGCTACGGGTCAGGCTGGTCTCGACCTTGCTGGACAGCAAATCTTTGCGCCCCTCACCAAAGCGTTCCCATTCGCCAAGAACCTCATCTTTGGTGAGGGTAAAGCCGCTGCCGAGAGTGCCGAAGTCCTCGAAGAAGCAATAGTTAAGGGCACGTTGAAGACCGCTGAGAAGCAGGGCTACGCTGGAAACATCCTTAAGGGTGCTGGCAAGGGTGTGATCTTCGAAGTGCCGCAGGAGATTGCCCAGACGGCTATCGAGCGCTGGCAGGCTGGTCTCAGCCTCACCGACCCAGAGGCGCAGGAAGAGTACAAGCAAGCTGCCATTGGCGCTGCGTTCCTAGGCCCACTCTTTGGTGGTGCTACTGGTGCCCTCGAGACCCGTGCCAAGAACAGGAAGACGGAAGACGAAGAAGCCGAAAAACTTGACAATCTACCCCCTGCTAAGGGAGAGTCGTCCTATACACCCCCCGCAGGTGTTGACCCCGACACCTATGCGGAGACGTTTGCGCGTTTCCGTGCGACTGGTCTTAGCGAAGAGGATGCTCATGACAGCGCAGTCCAAGCTCTCGCCCCAAACACAAGCGCAGATGAGCTTACAGGAGACGAAGATGAGCTCACAGGAGACGAGGATGAGCTCACAGGAGACGAAGACGCCGACGATATATCAGATGTCGGCGGAGGACCTGCAGCAGGCGTTCAGGGTGATCTCGGGAGTGGAGTTAGAGCCCCGGTTGTCCGAAGCGCTCGAAAGGCTGCAGGACGAGGAGTGGAACCTGTTGGCACGAGCACTGCTGTTGCTGATGGTGGAGCGGGATCAAGCGACGTTGCACTAAGCGACGGCGACGTCGGCGTACGCCCTCCTCCTACTACGCAGGCTGTAACTGCAGCGATGCGGGTCATAAGTCAGGAGTTTACCAACACCAGCGACGAGTTCGTAGAGGACAAGCTGACCACTGCTCAAAAAAAAGAAGCGGCTACCCTCTATGCCACCAATCCGGATATTGGTCCCGGCGCAGCTCTCAAGCAGGTCCTTACGATTAAGCCAG